GCTTCGATAAAGGCAAGATATCCCAAGACAGGTGGAGGTAATTAGAATGGATTCAATTAAATTTCCAATAAAATTTGACAGCACTGGAGTATCAAAGCTACCGGATGGCTCCGATGAGTACTACTCCCAACTGCTAACTATTGCCGTTCTGACGGAGCCCCAGACTCTTCCCTTTTCTCCTAAATTTGGAGTTTATGACCAGTCTTTCCGGGGGTTGGATAAAGGCCTATTTCTCTTAAACGCAGCCCGTTTTGTTCCAGAAGTGCAGATTACAGACTTAAATACAAATCTCGATAATGATGGTACTGTAAATGCAACGTTTTCATTCATTGTCAAGGATAGAAGGTAAGAAATGCCAGCTGATTTCTCAGAATATGTAGACCTTCGCCCATTTGACCTTAATCCTGGCGACATTTATTTAACTTCAATAGATATTGCTAGACTTACTTTGCCAGAGTTCAACCTTCGCGTTGGTACTCCGGAAGATGCAATATTCCAGGCAATGGCATATATGTCTGCATTAAATATTGCAGCAATAAATAGGCTCCCTAGCAGGCTGATGGCAGGGATACTTCTAATGATGGGGGTTGAGCGAATAGAGGGGGCACCAGCAGAAATGGGAATAACCATCACTGCTGACTCTTACGATGGAGCGGTTATCCCTATTGGTTCTCTTTTTTCATTTTCTTCAACTTTTGAAGACGAAGTTCAAGAATTTATTTTTGAAACAACAGAACTTCTTGAAATAGCAGAAAAAACGACACAATCTGGCAGCTACCCAAGCGGAACGGTCAATGCTCAATGCATAACAGCTGGCGTTATACCTCTTCCGGAAACAGCACTAGTTTTATCCATCCTTACATCTGGGTTAAATATTATCAATGCGGAAGTTGGAAGCTATTTTGCAAATGGTGCAAATGAGGACACGGACGCAGAATACCTAAGCAGATGCGTTACGTATCTATCCTCACTAAGTCGGTCGTTGAATAAATCAAGTCAAGTAGATTCATACTTGCTAACAAATTATTCGGGATTAGTTGGAAGAGCAAAAACTTACGATTTAACAAACGGCACTCCATCACTAGGGGAAACTGGCGTTTATCGCGCCCAAACACCAATAGGACTTACGAGGAATACAGGAGTTGTTACTTTATACTTTACTGATAAGCATCAATTCATAAGTGGTGAAAAAGTTAAAATAGCAGGACTTGATTCTACATATGCAGATTCAACTGTTCTATATTCTATAAACTCAACAACCGATTACACTATCTTGTACACAAAAGCTGGCTCAGATACAGCATCCGTTTACCTTGGAGCATCTACTCCTTCTGTGAGCATAGGTGAAGAAGTTCCTGGGTATGTAACTATATTTGCTTATGGAGTAAATGAATACCTTTCTACTGCGGATAAATCAGCAGTACTGCTTGACGTTACGAATAAGTCAATAGCTGGCCTTTCCATTGCGATAAAAGACCCTGATTTACTTAACTTAGAAATAACAGGAACAGTTACGTTAGATGGCGCATATGACCAATTGCCACTGCAAGACATTGTGTATTCGACTTTAGTTGATTATCTAAGTCCAATGAATTTTCCATATACCGAAGACAGGATAAGGTATACGACTCTCATCGGCCTGATAAGCAGGATACCTGGCGTCCTATACGTTGGGGGGCTAACAATTACTCCGGTTGGTTCTGGATGGCTTCCGCAAATAACAGACGACATACAGTTCCAGAAAAAAGGCTCCCTTCCAAGTTTGTCGAGTGATGATATTGACATTACATTTATATCGGTGACGGTATAAAATGTCTAAAACGGTAAACAGGCTTACTGAATTTGATGGACTCTACTCCGTTGATAGAACAACAGGAGCTGCACTTCCCATATCTGGCAGGACAATGGCCATTCTTGGTGGAGTGGTAACTGCTTCAGTAGCTTTTTTTACAGTTGACACAAACTACACATTTTCCGAAAATGAAATAGTTTCAATTGTCGGAGCGGGAACAATAAACGCATCAGCTTCTTTTGTTGATGGGTTAAATTACATATCATCTGTTTCTTCAAGCATTGGATATCCGCTGATAACGATGAATGTATCAGGAACTACTAGTACTATTGGTTCCGCTAGCGTCACGAATCAATTTAGTCTTATGAGAATAAACCCGTCATATTCGCACGGGTGGACCAGGACTGGCGACGCTGCGCTGTCTATTATTTCAACGAATTTATCTACTCAGTCCAGATATGCATTTAGAATCTCACCAGGTGACTCTGGACCAATAACATTATCCCTTGATAGCAATAGTCTACTAATTGGTGACAATGGAAGGGAATTTGGATTTAACTGTCTGATGAGTCCGACTTCAACCATAAGTGTAAGCGCAAAGTTAACCGTGGATGGGGAAGCGGAACAGCCAACTCCAGTACAAACAACTATTTATAGCGGTGGGTACAGCACCGTAAGGTCAAATGTTGTGGTAATTCCGGACGACGAAGCACTGCATTCAGTCTCCATTGAAATAACAATAACTGGCCAGGAAGCTGGTCAAGTAATTTATCTCACTTCACCAAACCTGATAGATGAAGAGCTTTATTATGCAAATAAATTTGTAATAGATTCTAGGCTGTACATGCCTGATTTTTATTTTGATGTTGATTTTTTACAAGAAAACCCCAAAGCTCCACTACATAAGCTAATAGATGCTTTATCTACCGTTGCTGGTTATTCTTATTCGGAATACGTAAACATGTTCCCAATTGAAAAATCTGAGATTTTAAACATAACTGAAGGATATGACAATTTAAACCACAGCAATTTAGTTGAACCATATTATGTTAAAGAAGAATATGCCCCATGGCTTGCGCAATTCACTGGAAATAAATTAAAAAGAAACATAGTCGGTGAAAACGAGGAACGTTTGCTTCCGTCATACGAAACTGAAAATGATTACGCAAAATGGCAATTGCAAACAGGCTACCTAGGAATTGGTGCAGGTTCCAGGGAAGCAATGATTGAGGCCGTTAAAAGAGTTCTTCTTTTTTCAGAAAGAACAAAATCTGCATCCCCTTCCTTCTATTACGGAAGTGGTTCTGTTGCTGTTTTAACATTCCCAGGCACGCATAATTTTAACGTTGGCGAGCTAGTATATGTTAATAACGTAAACCCGGGCATTGACTCCATTTCAATACTGTCGACAAACTTGTATGAAGTTACTGGAACAACGTTTAACTCCATTTCTTTTGCTCTTAGTTCGTCATATGCCTCAACAGCGCTGTCTGCCTCATCAAACCCTTCGGTGACAGCCTCTCTTGATTCATCTTTTGCTGTTGCAATTACACCGCGATTTAACAACGATACATTTTCAATAAGAATTCAGACGCTGGTACAAGAAACGCCAGACGTAACTGCTTTTGGACAAACTAGCCAGATGGTGCTAAATGCTGTTGAAGCAGCAAGACCACTTGGATACAGGGTGTACCACACTGCTGCTAGTCAATTTTTGTTCACTCTGGACGACGCAACGTTAGGGGTTATTGGTGAAATATCAATCGGTTAGCTTATATTGTCTTAATTTTTACAACAAATATTTAACTTCAAAAATTGATACAATTATTTACATGCATGAGGAGAAATAATGGCTGGCGCAGGCGTAAAACTATTCCAGACGGGAGCTGTATTAACAGCAGATGAGATTAACCAATATCTCATGGACCAGTCAATTAACGTATTCTTGAATGAAGATGTCAGGGACGCTGCATTCGGTGGCGCAAATGAGCCAGCATTGTCAGAAGGCAGAGTTTGCTACATAATTAACTCTGTTCGTGGTGGCGCAGGTAAAACTATCCAGTTCTACAATGGTTCCACTTGGGTCGACTCGTCTTCGTTTACCACTCCTGACTTGTCAATAACCAACGGAAAAGTATCCGCAACTGCAGCAATTGCGCTCTCAAAACTTGCACCTGGAACATCTGGTCAGATAATTGTTGCAAACGCTTCTGGTGTGCCAACATACGTGGCGCTTTCCGGAGATGCCACCATCTCTGATACTGGGGTTTTGACAATTGGTGGCAATAGAGTTACGCTCGGAGATGATACCACCGGAGCCTATGTGGCGACCATTGATGGTACGTCAAATCAAATAACTGCATCCGTATCTGCCTCCGGAACAGGTGGGGAGACGGCCACCGTAACGCTGAGCCTCCCTCAAGACATAGCCACAACGTCAAGCACTACATTTGCTGGAATAACCATAACTGGAAGTGCCTCAGTTGCTGGGAACGTCGTCTACAACATCACTACGGCAAGCGTCGCAAACAGCGCATCAATATCCGCAGCCAGCAGCGGTAGATTTTTAGAAACCGACTCCGCATCTGCTGGGACATTGTACGTTACTGGAACTGGCTGGGCAGTTGGGTCGCAGGTGACCATAATGCAGATGAGTGCCAGCACAAGCTCTGCCTCAATTTCATTCCCCGGCCAAACGCTAAGGGGGACGCCGCTACCTTCATCATCCCTGACCACGGCTGTCCTCAGAACTCAATATTCAAGCGTTACGCTGATAAACCGCGCAGAGAACGATTGGTTCGTTATAGGCGATTTGAAGGCCTAATCATGCCATTGGGACCGCTATCTCAGCCCGGCGCTAGCGCAAGGACACCAACCGCCCCAGCCGGTGCTGTTTCTGCCACGGCGGTTTCTGGAGGGCAGGCTTCAATAGCATTTACAGCCTCAACCAATCCTGGAAAGCCTTCCGGGAATTATGTAGCGACTTCCTCTCCTAGTTCCATAACAGGCAGTGCAGCATCTTCTCCGATTACCGTCACTGGACTTGCGATTGGAACTGCTTACACATTTACGGTAGTCAAGCAATCTGGGTCTGGTATTAGTTCTGTTTCGTCATCTGTTTCCAACTCTATTGGCGCATTTACAACTCCTGGCGCTCCAGTGATAGCGCTTGCACGACAAGCATCCCAAACGCTAAGAATTACCCTGAGTACTGCAGCGGCAGCAAACGGGTCAACCATTACTAGCTACGAATACAGAATTAAAGCTGGAGCAGGCTCATATGGCTCTTACATAACCCTATCTGGACTGTCAGGACCATGGGACATTGGAAGCTTAACCAACGGGACAACATACACCGTTCAAGTTCGAGCAGTAAATGCTGGTGGAGGAGGAACTGGTTCCAACGAGCCAACAGCCGTCCCTTTCACGGTTCCAGATGCACCAACCATCACAATAACAAATACGGACGATGTAGTGGACTGGTCATGGTCTCCTAACGGAAACGGTGGAAGCGCAATAACTCATTACCAATACGACCTCGTCATTGACGGAACTACGGTCACTGTCGTTTCACCTGCAGGTACTGACTACCCAGGAAGTATAAATAACGACAAAAATACATCTACATATGTACTGAGAGTTAGGGCAGTAAACGCCGCTGGTTCAAGTGGCAATGCAAGTGCGAGCTCAACTCCTTGGACATTTGCTGGGAACGTCTCCGGCTCACAATCATGTGGCACATGTGCTAGTCAGACTACCTCGACGCCGGTATTTACGCGGGGTGGCTCAACTAGAAATGGCACAGTAACTCTCGGGCCCTGCACTACAAATGCATGTGGGGGCTCTGGATGGACACTGCAAACGGGTTATGGCGGCACCGTCACTGCAAGTGATGGTGGAACTTATTCATGGAACTCCACAAATGGAGTATCAGTAAGAACCGACTTTACCGACTGTGCAAGCTGTTTTGCAATTGGTGGAAATATTTATAAATGCGATTCAACATACTGCTTCGTAAGAACAGGCTGTTATTATGTATGCTTCTAAGATAGGAGATTAAAATGGAAGAAAATGCAGAAACCAAACACTTTGCTTATGTTATTGATGGAGAAGTTGCTCATATACAATCTCTGTTTCCAACATTAATTCCGAATTACGACAAGGCTGTTGCTGTTCTGTCAAGTAACCCAACCGTAGTTGAGGTAGGTCCAAATGTTTCCGATGGGTGGTTGTATGATGAGGCAACAGGCTCCTTCACCGAGCCGCCGGGAACAATTGAATAGGGAACGTAAATGAAATCACCTTGGCAAGACTGGAAAGAAAAGTACGGGCAAAACAGGACTACTGGCAAAAACGTCAGCCCTGTTGACTTCCTTAGAACCGACACCGACTTTGCGCCAGTTGAGATTCAAGAATCACGCTACTCGGTATGTACTGATTGTGACCGCTTGACCAAGACAACCAAACAGTGCAAAGAATGCGGTTGCTTCATGAAGCTCAAGGTGAAACTAGCCGAGGCAGTGTGCCCACTAAATAAGTGGTAATTACTTCCCTGGCCCTATTCTTCCTTCTTTTATAGCTTCGTCATACTTTCCTTCACTATCTATTGTTGCCTGCATCACGGTTGATGGGGAGGCGTCAACATAGCCTGACAACTTCTCGGAAAGCGTTTTTACCTGAGAGCTGAGAATGATGTTCTCTGTCATGAGAGAGTTAATTTTCTTCATCATCTCATCAATAATTGTCTGTGGGTTCAGTTCCATTTCATCACCTTGCCTTAATCAAAGTATTCTTTTTCAATTTTGACTGGAACATTGTCAGGCGCATCTAAAAGCGTCTCGATGGCCGAGCACAATTTTTCAAATTCCACTTCCGGAGAGCGACAGTATCCATCGTCATGAGCAAAATTTAGTAGTACTCCATTAGCAAGACGTAGAGCAACATTCCCTGTCTTGTCAACAAGAAACTTTTCAAAATTTCCATTTATTGGGGACTCCTCCCCGCCTGGATTCAAGAAAGAATATAGCTGATGTACTTTTCTACTTTTTGGCTCTTCGCCTTCCCTGTCCTCGCGTGAAACAACCAGTTCAGTGAACTTGTAAGTTACGCCCCATTCTTTTTCGGCGTATTCTCTTGCCATTTGCCCGTCATTTATCCCTTTTTCATATATGCCGTAAGTTACCCCAGGACCGCAGTAGTCGTTAGTGGGAACAGCGATAACCTCAAAACCACGGTCTTTGTATTTAGCGTACAAACGCTGAGTGATGTCGAACTGTGGAGCATTGCCACAATGACCAGTTACGTTTATAAAAAGAGTCACCTTACCCTTGAGCTTTGAGAGGACATCATTTTCTCCGTCAACGCTGTTTATGTTGACATCGTATACAGATAATGGAATATTTGACATATTTATACACTATCACTTTTGGCATTATTTGAAATGCTTGTTATTTCTGCTTTGTTAGCAAATAAATTTTCCACACCAACGTCTGCTTTCAAATTTGGAAGCCATTTCCACATCTGCTCCAAGCCCTGTTCTGATATTGGCGGCAGGGGCATCCCGGTATCGCCAAAGCAGAACCACGATAAATAGACATATCGCTCCCCTTGTGTAACTGGGAAAACTTCATGTGTGCCCATGTAGTTTGACGGGTACATAATAATCCGTCCGGTTTTTGCTGGAACCGTTATGTCCCATGCGCGGAAGTGAACTTCACCACCAACAAACTCTTCGTTGAAGGAAAGTGCCGCAGTTACCGTGTTGTGTAATGGAAATTGATTTATTGGCTTTTCACCAAAAACGTGAGGGATGGCAGTATCTGAATGTGGGCCGATATTCTGACCATTTTTGTACGTAGCTACATGACCCCTTGTCCTCCACCATATCGACTCAATAGCGACAGGAAATATTTTGCAATATTCGACAATGCATCTATAGAAAGAATCTTCACACTCCTGTAAAAAATCTTTGTATTGCTGAGGGGTACTTTCGTTGAATATCTGAACAAATCTTTCTGGGGCAAGATTTACTGCCTCTAAATCAAATTCATACCCAGTTGGATTTAGTGCATGAGTTACATTGCCATCATCATCCAACTGTTTGGAAAAAACTTCAGTAGCTCCAGTTTCCCTTAGGTGACTTATGTAGCCATCTATCAGTTCTTCGCTTATGTCAATTACTTCATCAAATACAACAACACCACATCCAAGGTGACTTATTTTCATTTAATTTCCTACTGTCGTTATTGAGTACGGAAGCGTATTTTTGTCATGCCCAACACTGAGTAAATATTCTTGAAAATCTTCTCTTAGTGTTGGTAGGTATAGGTTGGTAGACGTTATTGCGGTTTCTGGTTCTAATAGTGGGTCATTAACATACTCACTTACTTCTTTATTTGGAGTGCCATGCGCATACCAACCAAGGTAGGAAAATCTAAGACCACCGGTAACTGGCTTAACTTCATGAGAAGCAATGAAGTTGGATGGAAACATTAATATGTCCCCTTTTGATGGCCTATATGTAATATCAAGAAAATTAAAATAGTGCTCACCTCCAGTGAAGTTTGATTCACCCAACTCTTCAGCACTATCTACGGAGTCGTTGATGTAAGCGATGCAGGAAACGGTATTTCTTGTTGCCAGCTGGTCAGCAGGGTGTGAAAGTCCGTACACATAATCTGCACTCGTATCCGAATGAGAACCTAGGTATACCCCAGGACCATACCCAACTATATGCCCCTTCACTTTCCACCATATATTTTTATAAGAAATAGGAAAAATTTCCATGTATCTAAGAAGGCATTGATATTTTGCTTTTTCTATAAAAGAAAGAAGTTCTATTACCTCTTGTCTTTTATCCAAATGAATCATGGAGCCTCTCATTGGCATCTCCTCGACACTTGACAAATCAAAATAATATCCGCTTTTGTTTAGGTATGCCGGTTTCCCAGTTTCTGGATGAACGGACAGTTTGTACATTTCATCTTTTTCCCTGAATACAACTTCTTTTGCTATGTCGTAAAACATTTTGAAGTCGACGTCAAAAACGTTTTTAAACAGAACAACCCCTCCCCCGAGGTGTTCAGCTTTTATCTCATTGACCTTCATTTACGTGGTCCTTTTTCCTGCTGTTAAAAAGTGTCAAGCTCTCAGGTGCTGAAC